ATGAAGATCGCGGCCTACCTCAGGGATCCCCATGACTCCGCGGTGCTCCACGTCGCCGAGAACGCCAAGGGCGACCGGAGCATCAAGACCGACTGGATCAACGTCGCGAAGAGCGCCGGCGAACTCCTGCGCCAGCGCCGCTTCGGTCTGGTCAGCGCGACGGTGCCGAAGACGATGGCGGGCACCCTTGGCGTGCAGGACGCCCCGTTCATCGACGTCGGTCACCCGTTCGACTACGGCAAGCAGGCCTGGATCGGCTTCTCGGCGTACGGCGGCGACTACAAGAGCGCCCAGCACGACAGCAACTTCGAGCAGCGGGTCGAGGAGGTCTACAACCTGATCGTACGGGCGAAGGGCGGGGCCCTGCTGCTGTTCTCGTCATTCCGTGATCTCGAGCGCACCCATGAGCGCCTCGCTCCCATGCTCGAGGACGTCTACGACCTCAACGTGCTCAAGCAGGAGCGCGACATGGAGGCGAAGGACCGTCAGGCGATGGCCGATCGCTTCAAGGCCGACGGCAACGCCGTACTCTTCGGCTCCGAGTCGTTCGCCACCGGCTTCGACGTCCCGGGCGACGCCCTGCGGCTCGTCGTGGTCTGGAAGCTGCCCTACCCGGCCGTCGACCCGGTCTCTAACGCCATCCGGGCCAACTCGTTCCCGCGCTACGAGGACCTGATGAAGGTCCGCGCCGTGCAGGCGATCGGCCGGCTCATCCGGCGCGAGACCGACCGCGGCGTCGTCTGGATCGCCGACGGCCGCGGCCGGAAGCTCATGGACGCCTCCGACCCGCTGACCTCTCACATCCCCCAGTTCGCGAGGCTCTGATGGGCGACCATATCCACGTCTGGGGCAACCCCATCCCGGCCTACCGTCGCACGGGCCACGACCCGGCGGCCTTCAAGTGCCGCTGCGGGGCGACCTACAGGGAGTCCGGCAAGGTCATCTCGCCATCTGCTACCCTTGAGCCTGTCGAGCAAGGGCTCGGCACGAACACCTAGCCCAGGAGGCACCCAGTGGCCGTACCCCTCATCCTCGCCCGCTCCTTCAAGGATGCTCACGCATTCGCGAATGACGAGCTCGGCCTGAGCAATGGCTACTACCGGGTCGTCAACTCGGCCGGCACTATCAAGGCCTGTCGCAACGTCGACATCTTCCTCGTGCCCGGGTGGGACAAGCGTCCCGACCGCTTCACGATGAAGTCGGCCCTCAAGTGGTGCCGCCTCAACATCCGCGACGTCGCGACTGAGCGGGAGTCCGCTGCAGCCTTCGACGCCGCAATGCCCCCCGCCCCCGTGGACACTTCCGTCCACCTCGTGCTGGATCTCGCCTTCGTCCATGAGGTTGCCGACCCGTCGGTGATCCAGACGACGAAGGATCCCTCGGAGGTCACCTGCGAGCAGTGCCTGCAGGTCATCACCGAGATGCAGGAGGGTAACGACACACGCTACCCGAACGACGAGCGCACCCACCGGATCGCCCTGCGCTACAACAGCCTGCAGGACGCCACCCGGGAGCGCACCTTCGATCTCGAGGAGCCGGCGGCCGACGCCCCCGAGCCCGCCGAGGACGAGATCGTCGTCACCACTGGCCCGTCGGCAGCGCCGGTCGAGGCTGAGCCCACCCCCGAGCCCGAGGCTCCCAAGCCGAAGGCCCGCCGCCGCACGAAGTGCAAGCAGTGCGAGCAGCTCCACTACAAGGGCGACCCGTGCATCGAGTCTGAGGACTCCTGATGTCGGGCCCCGTCGGCAAGCGCGACGAGGAGCGCCGCCGCCGCAACAAGCCCGAGGGTGGCATCGAGACGCAGAGCGTCGACATCGCCAACCTGATCCAGATCGACGTCGAGATCCCCGTCGCCGACGAGAACTGGGAGCCCCTGACGAAGTCGTACTGGGACTCGTTCCAGTCATCCGGTCAGGCGATCTTCTACGAGCCCACGGACTGGATGACCGCCTACATGCTCATGGAGGTCCTCGACCGCTGGCTCAAGCCTCAGGACGTCCGCGTCGGTGAGGATCGCCCTGCCCAGCAGGAGGGCGGCGAGGTCACGTACCTCTTCGAGCCCAAGATCCTCGCGATGCCCGGGGCCACGCTGAATGCCATCCTCAAGGGCCTGACCGCGCTCATGGCCACCGAGGGTGACCGCCGGCGCCTCAAGATCGAGCTCGAGCGCAAGGCCGCGCGCGAGGCCGCCGTCGAGGGCACCGTCACCGACATCGTCTCTCGCCGCTCCGAGGCGTTCGGATGAGCCGCGACTACCTGCTCGGCCTAGCGACCCTGCCGGCTCTCGCCGCCGTGTTGTGGCTGCTCCTCGTGATCGTGGTGTTCATCGCCTCTGGACCACGGTGGTGCAGCCATGAGTGCATGGTCTGCCACTTCATCCAGAGGACAGAGGATCACCCGCGCTGGCCGTGGTGGCTGTGGAAGATCGACGAAGCCCGTCACCACCGGACGAAGCGCCAGTGCGTGAGGGAGTACCAGGGCCGATGACCACCGCGACGACCGAACATCGGCCGCCCGGCGTCTACCCCCGCTTTCCCGACAGTGTGAGCGACTGGGCCGTCCACGAGCGCGAGATCGACTGGGAGATCGTGCCCTTCTCGATGGGCCCGACATGGGACCGCAACCCCTTCTGGGATGGACCGCGCGACCCCGAGGGCTACATCCTCCCGAAGCTCACGCTCGGGTGGCAGATCCTGCGCTGGATCAAGGAGAACCTCCTCGCCGACGAGACCGACGCTCAGGGCAACAAGGTCCCGTTCAAGCTGACCGCCGAGCAGGCCCGCTTCATCCTGTGGTTCTACGCCCTCGACGTGGGCGAGTACGACGGCGACGGCAACGCGCTGATCGAGCCGACGGGCCGCTTCATGTACCGCGAGTACGTGCTGCAGCGCCTCAAGGGCTGGGGCAAGGACCCGCTGGCGGCCGTCATCGCCGCGGTCGAGTTCGTCGGCCCCTGTCGCTTCGCCGGCTGGACGACCGTCGACCGTCCGGACCTCGACCTCCTCAAGGGCGACCCGGTGGCGAAGGCCCACCCGCGGTCATGGATCCAGGTCGCGGCCGTCTCCCTCGAGCAGACGAAGAACACGATGATGCTCTTCCAAGGCATCTTCACCGAGGCCTGCATCGCCGAGCACTCCATCGACCCGGGCAAGACCGTCGTCTACGCCTACGGCGGCATGAAGCGCATCGAGGCCGTGACCTCCTCGCCGGCGAGCCTCGAGGGCAACCGCCCGACGCTCGTGATCAAGAACGAGACCCACCACTGGAAGGCGAACAACGACGGCGTCGCCATGGCCGAAGCCATCGAGCGTAACGCCACGAAGGCGAAGGGGGGCGCGGCGCGCACGCTCTCGATCACCAACGCCTACGAGCCGTCGCAGGAGTCGGTCGCGCGCGACGAGCGCGAGGCCTACGAGAAGCAGATGGCCGGCGAGCAGATCAAGACCGGGATGCTCTATGACACGCTCGAGGCCCCCAAGACCGCCCGCCTGCGCCCGGCCTTCCCCGATGAAGCACAGGGCGCAGAGGAGCGCGGAGTCCAGCCCCTCGATGACGAGACGAAGGAGCTCATCACCCGGCGCTACATCGGCCGGGTGCTCGAGGCCGTCCGCGGCGGCGCTCACTGGCTCGACATCCCCAACCTCACGAACTCCATCCTCAAGGGCAAGGTCTCACTCTCGCGCCGGTTCTGGTACAACCAGATCGCCGCCAACGAGGACTCCTGGGTCCACCCGGACGCCGTCATCGCGTCCATCAACTTGGTCGTCTCCCAGATGCGTCAAGGCATTCATGACTCGAGGCTGATCCTCGAGGCCGGCTGGATGCCGGTCGGGCGCGATGAGCCCATCGTGGCGTTCTTCGACGGGTCGAAGTCCGACGACTCCACCGCCATCGTCGGCTGCCGGATCTCGGACGGCTACTGCTTCCTGATCGGCGTCTGGCAGAAGCCGAAGGGTGAGGCCGGCAAGAAGTGGCTGGCCCCGCGCAACGCCGTGTCGCGCCGTGTCAAGGACATGTTCGAGCGTTTCACGGTCGTGGCCTTCTGGGGCGACCCGAGCCACGCGAAGGACGACCAGAACGACGAGGGCGACGCCTCCTACTGGATGCCGAGCCTGGACCAGTGGATGCGCGACTACAAGAACTTCCCCGACGGCACGCCGCGCCTCGACCCCCGTCACTGGCCCGTCAAGACCGGACTGCGGACCCACGCGATCAACTGGGACATGTCCTCGGCCGACCGCACGAAGGCCTTCATCGCTGCGAGCGAGCAGACGATCGCCGACTTCGAGAACCTCAACGACATCGAGGACTTCGACCCGACGTTCGAGATCGACGGGCACCCCGTACTGGTGCAGCACCTGCAGAACGCCATCAGCCGCGAGGATCCCCGAGGCTGGGGCACCGGGCTGGCCAAGGAGCAGAAGGACTCCCCGCGCAAGATCGACGCCGCGGTGTGTCTCGTCGGCGCGCGGATGCTACGCCGCATCGTCCTCAACGCCGAGGAGCCCGAGGAGATCGAGGACGCCGGCGAGATCTGGTAGGTGATACGCTGCGAAGCATGAGCCCACAGATCTCACCCCCCAGTCCCCCGTTCATCGCCGCGCGCAACAAGGGCGGCCGGCAGAAGCCCAAGGCGATCGTCATGCACGCGACGGTCTCGAGCGACGACAAGGGCACCGCGCGCAACATCGCCAACTGGTGGGCCGGCAAGACCTCGCCCATGTCCTCGGCCCACTACGTGCGCGACGCCGGCGAACTGATCCAGTGCGTCGGTGACCATACGGTCGCCTTCCACTGCGGCTACAACCAGGACTCGATCGGCTACGAGCTCTGCGACGAGCAGAAGGGCCCCGCCTCGCGCTGGCAGGACAAGGACTCGACCGCGATCATCCGCGAGGCCGCCAAGGACGTCGCGCGGATCTGCCTCGCCTACGACATCGAGCCGATCCGGCCGACGATCGCCGCGCTCAAGGCAAAGGGCCCTCACGGGATCTACGGCCACGACGACTCGCGTCAGGCCTTCGGCGGCACCACGCACACCGACCCCCGGGACTTCCCGTGGCCGATGTTCATGCGTCTCGTGCGCCGCGAGGTCAAGCGCCTCAAGGCCCTCCACGCGCAGACGGCCCCGACTGTCAAGCCGCAGCGCCTGCACCTGATGCAGTCCTCCATGCTCTACAGCCTGAGCCTCAAGAAGAAGGAGGAGGACCTCGAGGTCATCTTCGCCCGGGCCGCGCGGCGCGCCGTCGCGGCCGTCGGCGGCACCGAGTACCCCGACGACGCCTCACGAGCGCTCCTCAAGAAGGTCGCCGGCTCCTACGGCTACCGGGTCTTCCACAACGACGGCCGCGACGACGTCTGGCTGGCGATCGAGAAGGACTTCATCAAGGGCAAGGCCACGACGGAGTGGGACCTCGTCGTCGGCATGGACGAGGGGTACGGCAAGAAGGGCCCCCGCGGCCTGCTGCAGGTCCACCTCGAGGACTCTGAGATCGGTCCCGTCACCCTTGCCGAGGCCCACCTGCTCACGCGCGGCCAGATGCGCGAGAAGACCGGGCTCAACGACCGCTTCACGCAGGTCATCGGCCGGGCCGCGCGCAAGAACGGCGCCGGCAAGCGCCTGTTCTTCTACATGGGCGACCAGAACATCATCGACCGGACGAACGACACCTTCCTCGGCGCGCCCCTAACCTCCTCGTGGGACGAGCTGGAGAAGTGGGAGAACACCGGTCACGGCAACATCGACGTGATCGCCTCCTACGACAAGGACGGGCGCGTCTCGGCCGCCTACTGCCGCGCGCTCGACGACGGTGAGCTCCACCTGCACGGCGACCACTTCTTGGTCGAGTCGGGCTTCGACGTCAAGGGGTAGGTGCTAGGCTCTACCAAAGCAGGCCCGGTCCAGGTGGGGGACCGGGCCTTGCTGCTACCCTAGGGCTTGTCTGAGCATCCACCGAGGAGGACCACCGTGCCGCGTTACATGCCGAAGGGCGCCGTCATCGAGATGGCGGTCTCCTACTTCCCGTCCCACCTGCGCTCGCGCGCGGACGCCCGCATCATGGGGTCGTGGATGAACGGCAAGCAGTACGAGTTCTCCAACCCGGACAACGACGAGATCGAGGAGGAGGACCGCGGCTTCGGCCGGTCCTTCGCCCCCAACAAGCGCGAGATCTCGACCGAGTACGAGAACCTCCGCGGCCTGTCACCCAACAACTTCGCCGGCCTCGTCGTGCGCTCCTATGGCCAGCTCGCCCACCTCGAGGGCATCAGCCGCCCCGGGGTCACCGGCACGCTGCCGATCTGGACGACCTTCAAGCGCAACCGCTGGCTCTCGCGCGCCGGCGCCGTCCACGAAGGCGCCCTCGGTCAGGCCGTGGCGTACGGCGTCGTCCTGCCGGGCGAGGACCCGCTGACCGGCTCGAAGATGAGCAAGATGATCGGCAAGTCGGCCGAGCGCATGAGCGCCTTCTACGACGCCGAGGATGACGAGTGGCCCCGGATCGCGATCGAGGCGCAGGAGCGCTTCGAGGCGAGTCCCGACGAGATCGCCCTCGGCACGAACGGCCGCACCGGCTGGTTCGTCTGGATCTACGACGCCTACGTCGTCCACCGCCTGCACTGCAAGGGCGACGGCATCACGGCCGAGGACTGGGAGTACATCGACTTCGTCGAGCACGGGATGCCGGTGCCCCCCGTGGCCCGCTGCGCCAACCGCCTCGACCTCGACGGCAACGCCACCGGTGTCATCGAGCCCGTGCTGCCCCTCCTGCGCCGCATCGACCAGGACACCTTCGACCGCCTGATCAATCAGCGCTTCGGCGCATGGCAGGTCCGCTATATCGCCGGCATGGCGAAGCCCGACTCGAAGACTGAGGCGGCGACCCAGCGCCTGCGGCTGTCCGTCGAGGACCTGCTCATGTCGACGAACAAGGACACCAAGTTCGGTGTCCTGCCGGCCGGCCCGATCTCCCCGCAGATCGAGGCCACCGACGCCGACCTGCGCCTGCTCTCGGCCATCACCCAGATGCCGCCCCACCACCTGCTCGGCCTCTCGAGCAACCTGCAGGCCGAGGCGCTCGCCGCCGCGACCGAGGGGATGCACCGTCAGGCCTTCGACTTCCGCACCAACGCGAGCGAGTTCCATGAGCAGATGGCTCGCCTCGTCGCCATGGCCGAGGGTGACTTCGTCCTCGCCGCGGCGTGGGACCTGCGTGTGCGCTGGCGCGACGAGCAGTCCGGCTCGCTGAACCAGGCCGCTCAGGCCCTTGGGCTGCTCTCGACCGGCCTCAAGGTCCCCGTCGAGATGCTCTGGGAGAAGATCCCCGGCTGGACCGACGACGACGTGCAGCGCGCCAAGGAGCTCGCGGACTCGGGCGAGTTGGAGATCATCCTCGCCGAGCTGGCCAAGATCACCGACCCGGCTCCGGAGCCGGCGCAGCAGGGCGCCCCCAGTGGCGACGCTAACTGAGGCCCAGAGCCGCCAGTCGGCGACGCTGACAGCAGCCTTCAAGGCTGAGCAGAACCGTGAGGCGGCTCGGGTCGCCGCGCTGGTCGCGCTCTACTACCGGACGAAGGTCGACCCCGAGGACTCCTCCTCGGTACAGCGCTGGCTCGAGATCGTCATCCCCCGGCTGATCGGCACTTCCGACTCTAGCGCGCGCAAGGCCGCTTCCTACTTCGACGTCGTACGACGCCTCGAGGTCCCGACGGCCGCGCGCTTCTCGGCGACCCCGGCCCTCGGCATGGTCGACGCCGGCGTGGCCAAGAGCCTCATGGCCGTGGGCCCGGGCGACTACCTCAACAAGATGCGCCAGATCGACACCCTCGACCTACCCCCGGCCGCCGCGCGAGCGATGCGCGCCGAGGCCAAGCAGGTCACCGAGGGCAAGCTGGCGCAGGCCGCCGTACGCCACGCACAGGCCGGCGGCCGGCAGACGATCCACAACAACTCCGAGCGCGACCGGGTGTGCCTCGGCTACGTGCGCGTGACCCGGGCGAACCCCTGCTTCTTCTGCGCCATGCTGGCCAGCCGCGGCCTGCAGTACCGTGCCTACACCGAGGGCGCCTTCGACGCCAGCGATGCCCGCTTCACCGGCGACGGCAACGCGAAGGTCCACGACAAGTGCGGGTGCTGCCTCAAGGCCGTCTACGCCGACAACGACCCGCTCGTTGAGAAGACCGAGGAGTTCGCCGACCTGTGGGCGCGCTGGGGTGCCGGCGGTGGCGACGCCACGCTGCGCTTCCGCCGCGGCTACGAGCACTGGCGCGCGACCGGGGAGTACCTGACGTGGGAAGAGGCCAACGAGGGGCTCCGCGACGCGTAGGTGGTACGCTACCTCCAACAGGGCTGCGCCAAGGGGTGCTCCCGACAGACCCAGGAGGTCCCCGTGGCCAAGTCCACCCAGCACGTTGACAAGCTCGGCTCGTTCGATTCCTTCCGAGCGCCGTGGCAGACCGAGACGGGTGAGGACGCGGAGATCGTTCCCGCCACCCTCGCGCGCCTGATCTACAACCTCAAGCTCGACAAGGCCAAGGCCCTCGACGGCGCCGAGGACGCGAAGGCCGCGCTGGCCGTCGCCGAGACCGAGCGCGACGAGGCCGAGACCCGAGCAGCCGATGGCTCGGGCGCCGAGGCCCAGAAGAAGATCGACAAGCTCACCAAGGACCTCGAGGCCGCGGAGGCCAAGGTCACCGGCTACGAGGAGCGCGACGCCGAGGCCGAGCTCCGCAAGGAGGTGCTGGGCGACTTCGCCGAGAAGAACCCCAAGGCCGCCAAGTACGTCACCGGCAAGACCAAGGAGGACCTCGAGAAGAGCCTCGAGGAGGTCAAGTCCGACTGGGGCATCTCCGACGAGGACGAGGACAACGACGAGGACGAGGACACCGACCTCGACAAGGCCGCGCGCATCAGCCCGCGCGGGACCTCGCTGCTCAACCCGGCCGACCGCAGCAACGGCAAGGGCGGCGAGGCGGCGATCGACTTCGACGCCGTGGCCGGCAACATCCTGTCGGGTGGCCGCGTCTTCGGCTGAGCCCTTCGCTCGGCCCACCTGAGGCCCCCGCCTTCATCGGCGGGGGCCTCTTGGCGTCTCAAACCGTGGACCGTCGCTTGACAATCTTTCGCGCATCCGCAACACTGCTCTCCCGCTCTGTGTATGCTTGCTCGTAAGAGCGCTCCCCGAGGGACGCGCGAGACATCCGAACCTCTGGGAGGCACACAGTGGCAGTACAGAAGGTCAAGGCGAAGAAGCAGTCGTCGTTCGCTCTGCCGATGGTCGAGAAGCAGCTCGTGCTGCCTCTCCTGATGACCATCGTCGGCAAGGAGAACTTCACCGGCGCCGCCAACGACACCGTCAACTTCAAGCTCAAGGACGGCTCGATCGCCACCGCGCGCGACTACGACTTCCGTGGGCGCACCGGGCCGATCGTGCTCGACGACATCTACCAGACGGGCGGGAACATCCCGATCCGCCTGAACACCCACGTCGTCTCCGCGACAGGGCTCGAGGACGAGCACTTCACCCTCGACGACATCAACTTCGCCACCGAGGTCCTGGCCCCCCAGGTCACCGCGGTCGTGGAGCGCGTCGAGGCCAAGGCCCTGTCGGCGATCCGCAACACCACGTCGATCAAGCACACGGTCACGTTCGGCAACGAGGGCGACCCGCACCTCATCGCCGTCGAGGCCAAGCGCCTGATGGACTCCGAGAAGGTCGCGCCCTACAACGGCCGCGTCTTCGTCGTGGGCAACAACATCGCCGCGCACTTCCGCGCGAGCGACCGCCTCTCGCTCTACGACAGCACCGGTCTGGCCGGCACCCCCGCCCTGCGGGACGCCGTCATCGGTGGGCTCTCGGGCTCCCCCGTGGTCGAGCACAACGGACTCCTCCCCAACGAGGGCTTCTACATGCACGGCACGTCCTTCGTGCTGGGCAACGCCTCGCCGGACGTCCCCCGCGGTGCCGTCACCGGCAACAGCAACATCTCGCGCCGGGGCATCTCCGTCCGCTGGATCCAGGACTACGACTCCAACTACCTGCGCGACCGGTCCATCGTCTCCACCTTCATCGGTGTGAACGAGATCCGCGACGAGCGGGACGCGGCCGGGAACTGGATCATCGAGATCGGCGAGTTCGACGCCGAGGAGCTCGCGGTCATGAAGAACGCCGACGGCTCCGCTGTCGTGCCGGCCGCGGTCGGCACGCGCAAGAACGTCCGCATCGTGAAGCTCGCCTTCACGGGCACCGCCTCGGTCCTCGACTGACCGTAGCAACTCGAGCCCCTCGGCCCCTTGACTGGGACCGGGGGGCTCGTGCTATGCTCCTCCACAAGAGAAGGGCCGGAACAGCACCCACCGCTAACGGGCCAGGCACCACAGTCCTTCTCCCTTGGCTGCTAGCTCAACTGGCAGAGCGCCCGGCTGTTAATCGGGTGGTTCGAGGTTCGATCCCTCGGCGGCCAGCGCGCCATTAGCTCAGTTGGTAGAGCAGTGGATTCTTAACCCTCAGGTCCCTGGTTCAAGTCCAGGATGGCGTACGCAGCACAGCGGGGATGAATGGCATCGAAGGTGGTCAAGGCCGCACGCGGAAACCGCCTGACCCGGGTTCGATCCCCGGCATCTCCACTGGTCGAAGTAGGACTGCGTGCCGTACTCCAACGGTGGTCGCCTCGTAGCAGAGCGAGGGCGCAGACCGAAAAGATCAGGCAGGACCCCCGCACCAGGGCACGGAACTGACACCGTGAGCGACCGGGCGGGGGTCTTGTGCTGCCACATCCTAGGTAATCCTACGTAATCTGATCGTTATGCGGCTCTCCCGTAGTCGTGGCAGGAGTACGCTGGATGGATGACCTCCCGAACCGCTCAGCGACAGGCCGCGCGCGCCCACAAGCGCATCGTGCTCGAGCTGCAGAACCGCATCGGGATGCTCTGCGTCCATGGCGGGATTCTCCTCATGATCGGCATGATGATGATCCTCACCGGTGCGCCGGCACCGGCCGAGGACTGGTGGGGCCCGACGGCCCGGCTCGCCCTCGGCGGTGCAGCGATGATCGGTGGCGCCGTGCTGCTGGTCGGCACCGCGCTCGGAGATGACTCGCGCCGCGGCTGGTCGATGATGGTCGTCGGCTCCGTGCTGGCCGGCCTCTGGCACCTCGGACTGACCTTCACCTACGCCTACGCCGCCGCGACCGCTCGCATGGAGATCCTCTCCCCGGGCGAGCCCCTGAGTGAGGCCGTCACCTCGCGCGGCTACATCCCGCTGGTCTACTTCGGCTACGTGCTGCTGGTGCTGATCCACTCGATCACGCTCGTGCGCCTCGGCCCGCCCCCGCGCTGATACACTAGGCGCATGGCCGACCTGCTGACCCCCCAGACTCTCGCGAAGTGGACCCAAGAGGACCCCGTCGAGGTCGCGGCCGACCCGTTCGCCCTCGACCTGATCGACAAGGTCAGCCAGCTCATCTGCTACATCGGCGGTCACGACGGCACGAAGGTCGACGCCAACGGCGACGACATCCCCGAGTGGACCCTCGACCTCGGCCCGTCGCAGGCGCCGATCGACGTCCAGATGGTCGCCCTCAAGGTCATCAAGCGCTCGTACCAGAACCCCGATCAGATCGTGCAGGCCGGCTCGATTGGGCCGCTCGGAGGGGACCGGGTCGCCGAGATCCAGGCGCTCTTCATGGACTTCACCGACGAGGAGCGCCAGATCCTCTCGCGCTACAACGTGGACGGAGACCCGAACGGCATCACCGACGACGCCGGCACCATCTTCACGATGCGTATCGACCGCGGCGACACCCCGCTTCTGTCGACCTCGCCGCTCTTCGTCGGGGACAACCTGCAGATCGGCCTCGCCGAGTCGGCCGACCCGCGCGAGTGGAAGATCCCCATGTTCAACCCCGGCGACCCGGGCGACGACTCGCGGTACTCCTGATGGCGAAGAAGATCGGCAAGCGCACGGTCACTGTCATCCGGGAGCCGAAGGTGGACCGCCTCA